GAAGATATCTGGGATCCTGTGAAGGCCCGGGAGTATTTCAGCTGTAAGTCCTTCGTTAAAGATGAAGTCTACCCGTCCTACAAGCACTGCAGAGCGATTAACTCGCGCTCTGATGCGTTTAAGTGTGCAGTAGGGCCCATCTTTAAGTTGATAGAAGAACAGGTTTTCAATCATCCTGCCTTTATCAAACATGTTCCTATGGAAGAAAGACCGGAATACATATTCCAGCGTCTCCATAGTGAAGGAGCTTTATATATTGCTACAGACTATACTGCGTTCGAATCTCAGTTTGTGCAAGAGTTGATGTCCGCCTGTGAATTTGAACTATATAGATTCATGGTACGCTGTCTCCCGTCCGGAGCAGAGTTCATGCGCCTCGTCGAAGAGGTAATAGGTGGATTGAACGTATGCAAGTTTCGGGACTTTGTGGTCAAATTACATGGCACAAGAATGTCCGGGGAGATGTGCACTTCATTGGGCAATGGGTTTTCAAACCTTATGTTCATGCTTTATACTTGCCAAAAGGTAGGTTGTAGCAGTGTGATTGGAGTGGTTGAAGGAGACGATGGTCTTTTTACCATGGTGGGTACCCCCCCCACGAAAGAGGATTTTGCCGATCTTGGCTTAATTATTAAAGCGGATACCCATACGAGACTGGAGACCGCTTCCTTCTGTGGCATGGTGTTCGATCTTGAAGATCGGCGCATTGTCACTGACCCCCGGAAAGTTTTGGCTACTTTTGGGTGGACGTCAAGGCAGTATCAAGGTGCGCGACCTCATAAGTTGCGCCAGCTGTTAAGATGTAAGGCTCTTTCCCTTGCATGTCAATACCCAGGATGCCCTATAGTTTCGGCCCTTGCACGTTACGCTATGCGTGTAACGAAAGGGACTACCGGAATTGTGGAGCAATACCTACGCACGAGAAGTCTGTCCAGCTGGGAACGGGATCGGATTCTTCAAGTCATTGCCAATAGCAAGGCAAGCCCCGCCAGAATACCTATCGGTATGAACAGCCGTTATTTGGTGCAGGAGCTTTATGACATTGACGTGCAGACTCAATTTGAGATTGAAAATTACCTGGATTCCCTCCAGGAATTACAGCCGTTGGATAATGAGCACATAACCGCAATAATGCCTTTGGTATGGCGTGAATATTATGATGCGTATTCTTCGACTGTGGATCGTATAGATCCTGATATCTCTTATCCTGTGAGTCAACGCTGGCCAGAAATGGCTGGGTTCCGTAAGGAATGGTAACTCCGGCGGTGGCCGAAGGTTCGGGTCTTTGATGAAAGTACAACCCCGCTCATACTAGTTGAGCGTAATCATGCTAGTGTGTAATACTGCACAGCGACTTATATCCCTGCCGATTGGACTTCCTTGGAAGTCTCTAGGCTTCGTGTGAAGGTGCA